ATATTTTACAAAGTGACGGATAAGCCCAGCCCCCAGCCCCAAAATGGTACAACTCCCCAAAGTTATACCGACTACGAGCTGGACTTGTTCCATTACTTCGTTACACCAAACTGACCTTCGGAAGGTTGGAGTGCCTTAAGTAATGGCCCGATTAGCCCTGCGATAAACGCGTTAGCCAATACTTTCGGATCTGATATGCCGGACATATACAACGCAGCGGCGCTAGCGAGCGCAGCGCGACCGTAGGATTTTGCAGCAGCTATTGCTTGTTCTTTCATTTTGTGCTCCTTAGTGCCCTTAAGGATTTTGGATAACTATAAACCTAAAGTCTCGATTAAGGCTTTAGCCTTGGCTGGTGTCACATTTACTTCGAAGTGCATATCGTCCGGACGGCTCTTAAAATCGCCACCCCATTTTAGGCCGTACTTCTTAGCCAAGGCCCTAATCATCGGGACCTTTTCAGCCGGGAATGTATCGAACTTACCTAACGGATGTTTGGTTGCGTTTAGATCAATAGCTGTACCGGATGAGTGGCACGATAGTTTGGTCGGATTACCTCTAACCATCCGATAGGCGTAGCCCCAATCGTCAAAGGTGCCCTCATCGATTGGCTCAATTAGCCCGTGAAATTCAGCCGCGAAGGCTGCGAGTAGTGGCCCCACGCTCTCAGCACATCGCAGCTTACGATCCGTACCTTTTACGAGGTAGGACTTTATTTTAATTGCTTCCGGATCTTTTGATGCCGGGTAGCCGTTATAACTAGTTTCCACTCGGGGCACTCGGAAACTCTGCGTCGCGTGGATCTGTAACGCTTGATGGTAAATCGCGTAATGCTTGGCGATAGGTTGCCCACGCCGCTTTGTCACACGCTGCATCTGCGACCTGTGTCCAGTCGCTTGCCTTGAGTAGTTCATCGCGTTGTAAGCGTAAACGCTCTAAAACCCACTCCGTTGGAATTGTCTCTTTGACTTCATCTACTGTCCAATACTTAAACATCAAGCCACCTCATAAGTTGCATCGATAAACATTACATCTCCAGTTGCCCAAGTAAATGGACTTGTCGCGGTTAAAGTTCCAAAAGTGCTTTGATAGCGCGGATAGTTTTCGTAGTACATACCGTTATACCAAAAAGAAGCCGAAGCATCAATGTAAATTGCGTTTCCTCTAAGACTTCCGCTAGGTGCAGAAAATGGTGGTGGACCTAAAACAAAATCATTTGACACTGTTGATGTCGATCCTAAAACAAAAGTAGCACGCCAAAAAACTGTTTTTCCAATTTGCTTATAAAATCCTGTAAGAGTTCCATTTCCAACTGATCCATTTCCTATGCTCGGAGTAAAAGCCGTCCAAGCTGAGCTATCCCAAACCATTCCAGTCGCAGCCGTTGAGTCTGCTTTTAGAAAAGCGTTATTCGCGCCAATCGCTAAGCGAGCCGGAGTATCGTTAGCTGTAGCTGCAATTAAATCGCCCTTAGCATCGACGATAGAGTTTTGGATCGCGTTAGCATCGTCGGAAGTAACCCAGACGAAGTCCATATCTGTATTCGAGTTCTTGCTTAATACCTGTCCGCTGGTGCCGCCCTTGAGATCGACCAGCGAGGCATCAATAGAATCTCCAAGTGCCTCGATAGCTGTAGCCCCATCTCGGACTAAATCTGTCGATGTTGGAACGGGCCAGTTAAAGTTCGGCGTTACTGTTGCCATTATGTTAAACCTCCAAAAGCATCTTCCCAGATAAGTGTAGCGTTTACACCTGTCCAAACCAGGTTAGACGGGCTAACCGTATCCCACTGTGGCGCAACCAATGAGAAATCTGTAGGGCTCAATGTGAGCGTGATGTCTACGAATTGAGGATTAGCCCTAATGGCAAAGCCCTCAAGGAATCCATTAAAGGACCCGTTAAACATATTGATGGGAAGATCGTTAATAACGATAGGTTCACCAAAGAATACGTTTATGAGCTTGTTTCGCTCGGCATCCGGTAGCTCGGAGTTATCTAGTCTAAAAGTAATGGCCTGTAGCTGCTCACGTGGGATGGCCCGGAGGCCTAATTCACGATCCATAACGTCGTTCACGTCGCTTAGGTTATGTAGGTTAGAGCTAACGCTGCGCTGGTAGCGGCCGTACGTGGCAATAGAGGCGGCATCTAGGGCCGTGGCCTGATTGGCGTAATTGTTGCCGTAATTGAACACCAGCGAATTACGGATCTTGCCTATTTGTAGGATTGACTTAACGCTTGACGGGATAGCGTAATTGGCCGATATCGTCGTATAGCCGTTAGCCGATAGATAAGCCGTACGGTGATCGGCATCGGCATAACATACGCGCCCAGCCTTATCTTCGTACATATTGCCCAAGGCGCTTTGTGCGATCTGAGCGCATAGGTTATAGCTGCTAAACGGATCGGCTGTCCGTGAAATCATCTCATAGAGTCCAGGTTGATCGATCTCGCCAAGGCCTACGTTTTCCGCATTGGCCCAGGTAGTCGTAGGGTCGTAATCCTGCCATTGTAGAGCCGGGGCTACCTCGAACCAAGAGTTAATAAGTAGCTCGTTTAGAATGTCAAAGATCTGAGTGCCATCCTCGGTTTTAGGCAAGGCATCCGGGAACAGCGCTTTAGTCAATTTAGCCAGGGAACCTACTGCCAAAATGTTACCGATTGTTACAAAGCCTACTTCCTCAGGCGACCGTACGGATATGCCAAAGTCCGATACGGTGCCACCGAATACGGGTACATAGGTACCGGAGCTGTTCTTTAGCTCTAAAGTTAAAACATCGGTTACATCAATATCAAAAGCCGAGTTATCAATGTTTACGATTTCCATACGGGCATACCCGGCGTTGCATTGCAGATCGATATCATCCCGGCCAGTTGCCATATTAACGCTTAGGACGTTTGTATAAACCGTTTGATTAATGGTTATACGCCATTCCGGTAACCAGGCACTCACGCTGCTGTGTAATCCCCTGTACCACGATTGACCGCAGTACCTCGATACGTTGATTGGTTTAGTACGTCCTCGATAACCCGAGCAATGGCCTCAGGGTCTCCCACGCCAGCATTAATAGTTATATCTATTTTGTTTTCGGCTTTCCTGAAAGATCCCGGATCAAAAGTAGAGCCCGTAGCTGCTTTATCGAATAGGCCCATTTCAGTCAGGCGTGTACGTTCGTCGCTTTGATTCAGGATAGAGGCCGTAGTCGTATTGGAAGTTAGCTCGTCGATCTGCTCTTTAAGTAAGAAATTGATGCCCGTGCCCACGGTAGTCGCTTTACGCAATTCCGTAAGGGTTGCTAGCTGAGTCGAAGCTGGCGTGACAGAGCCCGGACCACCGCCGCCTCTATTGCCTCCACCGTCACCACCACCTCCACCACCTCCACCAGCGCCTCCTTTGTTTAGCAAGGCTAGATATTCTTGTAATGCTTTTAGACGTGCCGCATCGGCATCAGCTTGCGCCTTGGCTACTCGGCCAATCATTGATAATTCGGCTGATTCGCGTAGTAGGACCTCAGTCTTTAAAGCACTTGTTGTATTGCTCATAGAAGCAAGGCGAGCGATTTCGGTTAGTTGGATTTGTACGCGCTCGCTGTATTGCTCTTTAGCGGCTAATTCACCGGCTGCCGTAATGGCAGCGTTGTACTTCTTAAACGCTTCCTCGCGTAGAAGTTCTTTATCGGCTTCGGCCATCTTTGATTTATCAATGGCAGATAGTTCGTTAAGTAACTGGGTATTAATTGCTAGAAGCGTGGCATCGCTAATCTCTTTGATGCCGGCTAATTTGGCAAGATCATTATTCTTTTGTAATGCAGCAATTTCGCCTATTTTCTTAAGCGCTAAATCCCCATTATCTTCTTCAATAGCCTGTAAGGCCTCAAGGCGTAAACGGGTCTCTTTGTCATAAGTAGCTTTAAGAGCTGCCGCTAATGAAATTCGGGTAGTGTCAAAAACGGCGGCAGCCTTGGATAGAGCTATTTTATTCTTTTCGGCTATGGCAGATTTTCTTTGTAAGGCTAAAAGTTCTTTAGCACGTCTGGCCGCATCGGCTTCAGCCTTGGCCCGTGCCTTTGCATCGGCTTTTTGTGTATCTTGATTGCCAGCCGATAGGGAACGATTACCAAACCCTCCGGCGATTTGACCATTTTTTAATGCGTAAAATTGTTGTAGGTACTCGCCAGCCTTAAGTCCAATAGTTACATCGATGAGGCCAGAGACGGCGCTACTGAGTTTATCAATCTTACTGATCGTATCGTCAATCGTCTCGCCGCCTGATAGCGCTGTAATAGCACCAAGCAAAGATTTACCAATCTTCTCGCTGGCGTTCTCGGAGGCTATTGCCAATTTATTCATCGAGCCTACGTAACTATCAGCAGCTACTTTTGCCTGTCCGGCGAATAAAACCTGTAAGCGTTTTTGTACTATCTCAAAATCCGCAGAGGCCAATTCGGCTTGCGTAAGTCCTAGGTTTAAAGAACGTAATCCTTTGAAATTGCCTACATACGCCTGGCTCAGCTTTTCGCTGGTGCTTGCTAAATCTTCACCAGTGCCGGCCGATACATCCATAGCGAGGTTAAGTAGTTCTTGGCTCTTGGATACTGACCCTGTTACTTGTAGCAATTTCAACATAGCCGGCTGTAATAGGTCTCGATTGACACCCGTGGCAGCTTCTATCTTGTCTATGTATCTATCAATTTCAGGAGTGGCAAAGGCTAGACCAAGATTACGTACGGCGGTAGTTAATTGCGCTACCTCTAACTGTTGATTGGCAAAAGCTTTAATGGCGTTTTTACTGTATTGCGCTAAGGCCATTGCGCTAAAAGTTGCACCAAAAGTTTTCGCAAGGGTCTTTACGCTTTTGCCTAATTTGTCCGCAGCTGTTTCGGCTTGCTTGAATCCTTTGCCGTCTAACTTTGACCCAATATTAATTACAGGTAGTACCATTATGCAGCCTTACTTAAAGGCCCAGCGGCCACTCGAGCGTTAAATGCGGTAGTAGTTTTATCAATAGCTTTTAGCGCAGCGCCTTCAGCTTTGCCTTGATTTTGTGCCCAGGCTTTAAAGATCAAACGTCCGCGACCTTTTAGGCTGCTTGTTAGTTCCGGTAAGTTTTCGATAAAGGTAGCGCCAGCACCTGGGTTTACCGACCGGCTTACTTTGTTACTAGCTCCTCCAGCCTTAGGACCTACCCAAGGTTGTGGACCGTTACGGCCGGCGGTTTCATAGATAGCACCAGCGGCAGATTTATTAATAATCTTGGCCATAGAGCTAAACCCGTAATCATTAACACGGCCGGGAGACGTCGCATAGGTAATACCCGAACGAACGGTATTCACGCTATAAAATGGAAATTTAGCCTCGCTGAAAGAACGTGGTGCCCAATTACTCATAGGCGCCTCTGCTGGGGCAAAGCCGCGCGCTTTGGCCACTACTGGCTTCATCGCATCAGCTAAATCTTTACGGAGTTGCTTTTCGAGATCAGGAGCAAACGAACGTATGGCTTTGCGTAAATCAACGTTTCCGCGGATTTCTATTGTTGGCATTTT